AGTAGCAGGCCCACATCGAGCCAAAGGCAATGAACGACAACAATACAGCCTCCCACGCGCTCATTTCGCCAACCTCCTGGTAAGCGCCGCCAGCACGACCGGCAGGGCGAGGAGTTGGAAAAACTCGATGAAGTAGCCGAGGCATCGAAGGATGGTTTCGTATTGCTCACTCATTTTTTGATCAGGGTTGGGTTGGGTTGGAATCCGAGAACTCCCGCATCGCGGCCGTATCGCGGCGCACGAGGTCGCGGAGGTATTCGGAAAAGCTGGAGTAGGTCCCATCGATCCGCCGAAGGGCTTGGGCGTGGAGTTCGGCCGGGATGCGGAATCCGATGAAGGGGTTGGCCGTGTCGTTTTGTTCGTCGCTCATGTGTGCTCACTTTATTTTCAAAGTGTGCTCACTTTGCAATCAAAGATTTTATCTGGCGGGGTATTCACCCCATGTTTCACGAAAGATTTCTCTTGACACCCGCATGGGGACTGGGTTTGCGGGCGAAATTATTTTTTCGGGGTGCAGCGCAAAAGAAAATAAAAGTTGCGGAATGTGTGCACTCGTTAAACAATTTTTAACGATATGAGCGCAGAAGAAAAATTCGTTGGCTTCCGGGCGGACCCCCGCCTTGTGGAGAAAATCAAAAAGCGTGCCAAGTCCGAACACCGCAGCCTAGCCGCGCACATGCGGTGGTTGGTAGAGCAAGATCTCGGGGGAGGGAACAGCTCGATACTGCAGGACAGCCCAGAAGGAAACGATCCTGCGCCTCTTGTCCGACACTCCAAAGTTTCTTATTCTACAAAAAAAATTAAACGGAAATAAAAATCTAATTATACGCCCATTACTCTAGATGCAGGGCGGCGCACTAAATTCTATTATGCCTCACACCTAGATTAAGCCTTGCCCAAAATCGCGGCAACTTGGGTGGAGGTAGTAAGCTGGCGGAGCCGCTTGGGCAGGTATTCGCGCAGGCGCCCGGGGGGCATTCCAGGGTGCCTTGCGGCGGCGGAGAGGACTGATTTGATGAGTTCGTTTTTTGACGAGGATTTGGTGGGCTTCTCGGCGACGGGTTGGCCTGGGGGCCGCTGGCGGTAGCCGGTCTGATAGAGGAGTTGGCGGCTGCCGGGTTGCCAGGTGGGGAAGTTTTGTTTCTCCACAAGCCCGTCGCGGATGGCGCTTGCGAGGATTTTGGGGACTTCGTGGACTTCGCAATCGAGGTCGGTGGCGATTTCGTCGGCGGTGCTCCAGCCTTCGGGGAGGGAGTTCGTGCGCTTGGCGAGGCTTTTCCAGGTCATAAATAAATCGGGGCGGTCATGGTGCGGCCGCGTTTTTTGTCCAAGAGGAAGTAGGTCTGGGTTGGGGGCTCGTAGGAGGCTTTGATCGAGAGCGCGTAGGCGTTGTAGCCGATGAGGCTTCCGTTGCAGAGCCAGTGGCGGTTTTGCTGAAATTGGTGCCAGTGGCCAAAGAGGTCGAGATCGGCGCGGTTGGGAGATTTGTTCCAACTCGCGATGGCTTTTTCGGTGGGGATCGTGAGCCCGCCGATCCCCCCTTGGAATTTTAGCCCGTCGCCGTGATGGAAGCGCAGGCGGCGGTTATAGACTTCCATGAAGTTGAAATACTGATCGGCAATCTGCCACTCGATCTGCTGGTCGCCTGCGAAGCGGCCCTCGAGGATGCGGTAGAGGAGCCACTCGTAGCTGTGGGCTGCTCCGGTGGCGTGCCTGGGTTTCTGGGTCGTGCGGCCGTGGTTGCCGTAGCTGGTGGGGATGAGGATGCGCTTGAAGTGGGGCTTCAGCGTGGCGAGGCCGTCGGCCAGGCGGTCTTGGAGCCAGAGGATAACTTGCGTGGGCGTCTTGGAATTACTCTCGGCCAATTCCTCGTGGATCATGCCGGTCATCAAGTCGCCGCCGAGCCACAAAATGAGGTCGTCGATCTTGGCCCCATGGCGCTCGATCTCGGTGAGGCGGGCGATGGTGGCGAAAAATTTCTCGATGCGGGTCTTGGCAATGGGCAGTCGGTATTCGTTGAGGCCGTTGACCGATGCCGATTCGACCGTTTCTTCAACATGCCAGTCGCTGGCGAGGGCCACGGCCACGGCTTCGGCTTTGTCGCTCATCGAGACCGAGAGCGGCTGCGGGCGGATGCGCGTCTTGCCAAGCGAGAGGGCGATGCCGAGTTGCTTTTCCAGCGACTCGACGCTGGCTTGGTATTGCGCGAGCTTGGCTTTGAGGCTGTCCACCTCGGTTTTGTGCGCTTTGTCCGCTTGCTCGCGGGCGATGGAACTCCATGTGGTTTTCATGCTTCTTCTTCCTCCTCGTCTTCTTCTTCTTCCTCTTCGAAAGGCCAGAGCAGGTCTTCGGCTTCGCGGGCGAGGGATTTCGCGGCGTAGTCGTTGCCAAATTTGAAATCCATATTGTAGGTGGTGCCTTCGTCTTCCCAACTCACGACCGCGATGCCGTGGGCGAAATGCTCGGCGAGGAGGGCGCGGGCTTGGAGCATGACGGCCTGGTTTTCGCGCAAGATGGGGAGGAGATATTCGACGGCGCTGAGGAGGGCGTCTTCGCTCAAGGGCGTGGTGTAGGTGTCGCCTTCCCAAGCTAGGCCGACGGAGAAAGAGTTGCAGTCTTTGCGGCCTTGCCACGAGCTGACCCCGGCGTGCCAGGTGCGTTGGCTCGGCAGGGCGAGGACGGCGCGCTTTCCGTTGCGGGCGATGATGCAGTGGTAGGAGACTTTGCTGGCGGGGTCGGAGCACCACGAGACGCTTCCGGCGTAGGCTCCGCTCGTGTGGTGCAAGATCACATGGGTGGGCTTGATGACGCGGCCCGCGCTGATGTTGGGCGTGCGCTTGTTTGTCTGCTGGTAAAACTTCGGCTCGGGCTTGATGGTGCCGGAGGTTTTGGCCGGGGAGGTTTTGGCGGGCTTCGCGGGCTTCGGCTCTGGCTGTGGCGCGGGGGATACCTGCGGCTTGGGGAGCATAAAGAAGCGGGCGAGGAGCGAAATCATTTGTCCTTCAGGGCGGGCAGGGTTTTTTGGAACTCACCAAGAGCGTTCCAGAGGTCGCGGTTCGCGGCTTCGCTTTCGGTCAGGCGCGGCTCGAAGCGGACCGTGGTGCGGAGGTGGAGCGTGCCTGCCTCGCCGACGCGGTCGCCGAAAGGAGGCATCGGGACGGCGACGCAGCCGCTCAGAAAACTAATCGCCAAAAAAACCCACGCGAGCATGACTGCGGTCGCGGCGACTTGTTTGGGGTTCATTTTTCTTTTCGCAGGAGATTGATCAATCCCACGAGGCCGAGACCGGCCGCCACGATTTGGTTCTGAAGCTCGGGTTCCAAGCGCAGGCCCAGAGCCGTGGCCACCAAAATTGCACCCCTCCAGGAAGACGACTCGGCCGCTCTGTCGAGAATGTAGAAGATTGCTTTCATCGTTTTGGCGGAGGTGTCAAAGGCTCAGGGCTTTTCCAGTTTCCGCTCGACGCGCTCGATGACCGCTTTGGCGCTGGCGATGACTCCGAGCATTTCTTGGTTCGCGGTTTTGAGGTGAGCCACAAACTCGGCGGTCTGCGTGTCCATGCGGTCTTGCAGGCTGTCGAGGCGGCCTGTGAAATAGCGGAAGAGGACACCGATCGCCGCCAAGCCGATGATGAGGAGGGCGACAAACAGCCAGCGGTCGGATTGACCGCTGGCGTGAGTCGTGAGGGTGAGGAGTTCCTCGGTCATCTTAGCTGTTCGCCTGGGCGATGAGGTTGCCGACGATGGCAGTGGTCGCCACATTGGCGAGGCGCTCGGTGTTGAGGGCCGAGACTTTGGCGAGTTCGGCGGTCAACTCCGTGCGGACTTGGCTGGCCACGGTGGCGGCGCTTGGGGCTGTCGCGCCGCTGACCGGTGCGTCGAGGCGAGCGAGTTCGGTGGCAAGTTCTACGCGGACCTCGTCGGCGATGGCGGCGGCGGTTGGGACGGTCGGCGCATTAGTGAGGGTCGTGACGGTCGCCAAGGTGCCGGATGGCGCGAGGCGTGAACTGATGGCGGCATCGATCCGCCCGAGTTCCACCGCAAGCTCGGTGCGGACTTGGCTGGCGATTTCGGCCTCGGTCGGGACATCGGGCGAGTTGGTGAGGGTATCGACCACGCCTCCGGTGATCTCTTTGGTGCTGGCGCTCCACACGGCGCTTGCCACGGAGGCCGCGCTGGGAGCGGCAGCGGTCGGGATGCTGTCGATCTTGCCTCCGGTGCGCTCTAGGTCGCTGCGGATGGCCGCGACAAGCGAGACTTCCGAGAGGTTCTGGTTGCCGATCGCTCCCACGATTGCGTTGAGCACGGCTTGGCCGTCGCCTTCGTTGAGGAGCGAGCCTTCCACGGCTGCGCTGATCTGCGCGGTGGTCGGGATGTCGGAGACGGCTGCGGGCGAAGCCGGTAGGCTGTCGGTTTTGCTCTTAATCGCGGAGATGTCCGAGTTGGCTGGCGCGGTGTAAGAGGCCGAGGCCAGTCGGCTCGAAACGGAGGCGTCGAGATTGCTGAGTTCGGTCAGCTCTGTGCGAACGGCTGAAGCCACAGCGGCGGCTGTCGGGGCGCTGGTCGGGGCTGTGTAGTCGGCATCTGCGAGGCGGCTCGAAACGGAAGCATCGAGGTTCGAGATTTCGGTCAGTTCGGTGCGGACGGCTGAGGCTACCGAGGCGGCACTAGGCACGCTCGGGAGGTCGCCGGTCGTGAGGGTTGAACGGCTCGAGATCGTGGCGTCGAGGTTTGCCAGCTTGGTGCTGTTGGAATCCATCTCGGTGCGGATCTGGACCACGGTCGGGATCGAGAGGGCGGAGATGGCGGACTCGACGAGACTTTGGTCGGCAGGATCGCTAGGCAGCGCATCGGTTTTCGCCTGGATGGCTGAGATCGCGGCGGTGGGGATGTCGGCGGTGGTCAGGGTTGAGAATGGGATTTCGGCGGTGCCGCTCCAGTTGATCTGTCCGGTGCCGACGGTGGCTCCTCCCGAGAGGAATACCAGTTGGTAGGTGCCTGCGCTGCCGGTCATGTTGCCGCTGTAGAAGCCGGAGGTTCCAACTTCGGAGAGCGAAATGGGGCTGCCACTGGCGGCTCCGGCGGTGTAGGCTTGGGCGGTGACGGTGAGCCCGGTTGAGAGTGCGATGTTCTGTTCGTGGGCCATGGTGTTTTGCGGTTAGGAGTTGAGGGCGGTGAGGGCTTCGGCGAGGGTTTGGTCGAAGGGATGCGGGGCGGCGGGCCAGTCGGGGCGGGCGTCGTCGGGGTTTGCGGCGGCGGCGAGGGTGAGGGTGTCGAGCCACACGCGCACGGCGGCGAGCTTGGGGGAGGATTTGCCGGTGGCGCGGAGCTTGCCTTCGAGGTCGAGGCAGGTGAGGAGGCGGAGGGGGCTGTAGCCTTCGGCAGCGAGGTGATCTTCGGCGGTGATGGCGGGGGGCGCGGGGATGAGCCATTCGCCTGCGTTCCAGACAGCGTTCTCGGCTGGCTTGGCGGGAGCAGGGAGCCACTCGGCGAGCTTGGGGTTGTTGTTCGCGGCCCACTCGGCGAGGAGGGTTTGCGGGAGGTCGCGGAGGTCGGCGGGGTCGTGGATGTTGTAATAATTAGGCATAGACTCTTGGATGGTTGGCGACGGTTGCGCCGTTGTTGTTGGTGATAACCCGCCCGCCTTTTTGGTCGATGAGGTCGCGGACGAGCGGGGCGTAGAAGACGAGATTTTGCGGGCGCACTTTGTCGCAGGTCATGCCCTTCGCGAGAGAGGCGATTTCCGGTTGCGTGAGGGCCGCACTCCAAACTCCGATTTCCGCCATCAATCCGTCAATGGCGTTGTTCGTCCACCCAATCCTTAATGTCGTTATTCCAGCCGCACTTACATTTCGAGTAACGGTGTTTGTTGTTTGCGCTCCAGCGTTTAAATATACAGTTCTTTGACTGTTGGACGGGCAAGACAAGCACGCGTGATGCCATGTGTTAATTGAATAGCTTGATGTGGTTCCAAAATCCGAAGTTGAGCCTGCAACAACAGCTCCCCGCAGCAAGCCAGCAGCAGAAAGATACATTCCCCATCCATTTGAAGTAAAATTTGGGTCTGAAAGAAATGTCAGATTTTTGTTTGCTAGAACATCTGATTTGAACCAGCAAGCAATCGTTAATGGAACGGCATCAATTGGATCAATTGAGCTTAAGCTTTGGTTGTTGCCATTAAATTCGTAAGCCATTACTCTGCGCTCCTTACTTCGACGGCGATCAGTTCGGCATCGCCGGTCATTGTATCGTTCGTGGCATCGTCTGCGTTGCGGAAGACTCTGATGCGGAAGGTGTCGCCTGCGGTAAGGCCGTCGATGGCGGTGACGGTTATGGATGTGATGGTGGCGATGCCGCTCGTGCCGTTTGCGGCTCCGGTGGCCTCGGTGGCGGTGTCGAAGGAGTCGGCATCGAGGTCGGTGGTGCAGCGCTCGATTTGCACGCCCCACCGGCAGTTGCCGGAGGTGGCGGTAGTGGCCATCCAGGCGAGGCGGATTTGCAGGCCGGAGGCGAGGTTGGCATTTTCTGGAATAACGCCGGAGAAAATGGCGGATTCGTCCACGGTGGCGTCGAAATCGAGCACGGCTATCGAGTTTCGCGTGTCGAGAGTGGCAAATGCGGTGGCGGGGGGCTGGTTGTCTTTTGCCGCAGTGAATCGGGCGAGCGTTTTGCTGGCGAAAGTGTAGTTGTTAGTGGTGTAATTATTCGTCCCGGTGTCTGCGTTTATCGTAGTGCCAGAGATGGAGAGCGCGGTGCCGAGGGTGAGGTGGGTGAGCTTGCTTTCGCTGTCGTCCCAGAAGAGTAGACGGTCGGCTCCGGGGTCGTCAGCGGTGATCTCGCCGGAGGCGATGGAAAGGACATCGGCGGCGCTGGTGCCGATGGTGGTCTGCGCGGAGGCGTTCAGCGTGCCGCCGGTGAGCGAGAGCCCGGTGCCGAGGGAGATTTCTTCGGCGGGGCCGGTGCCGGAGGCGGAGCGGCCGAGGAGGCGGTCGGTGGCGAGGATGGGTTTGCCGGAGGATGTGGCGATCATGGATTAGCTGTAGGAAAGGGTTTCTTTAGTCGACCACGCGCCGGTGGCGCTGGATTCGGTGCTGGAGGTGCCAGCGGCGTTGAAAATTGTCCTCGAGATTTCCCAATTTTGGCTGTCATATACCGAGCCTGCGTTGGGGAAGTCCGAATAAAGGAGAAAGCCGAGGTAGGTGGTGGTGCCGTCGCTGGAGAGGGCGAATGCCCAGACGCGATCTGGTGCGTCTTTGGTTCCGGCCAATTTGTAGACTTCGCCTGTGGAGGGGTTGCGCGTGTAGAGGCGGCGGTCGGCGTGGTTCACGCAAATCTCGCCGAGGGCGAGGTCGGTCGTGCTCGGGATGCGCCCGG